ATTATCATTATTTTTATTTTCTGAATTTTTATTTAATAATGTATAACTTCCAGAGACTTTATTAAAAAATTTACCAGTTTCTCTATACATTGTATTATAATGTATCATTGTTCCTTGTAATACCCATTTTATAATTTTAATATTATCATTATCAATATCATTATCATTATTATTATTATCATTGTCATTATTATAATCAATTAATTCCATTTTGTTTATACATTGATTTACTTTAGTTAATACTGTTTTTATTTTTAATTTTGTGTCATTATTTATTTGTGTTTTCTTAATACATTCTGTTGTTTCTAATACTATTCCAGGTATATATATTATAAAATGTTCTGGACACACAACTAATTCCATAACTGTTTCAATAATTGTATTTAGATTAAATAATTCATTCCATACTGTTCTTTTTTTTATAAAATAATAAGTTAATAATAAAAATATTGCTATAAAAGTAATAAATAACGTAATACAACATACTAATACAACCATTTTTTCTAATTTATAATTTATAATTTATTATTTTATTATTTTCTTGTTTATAATTTTATTAAAAGAATTTTATTTATATATTAACTAGTTTAATTATAAAAATATTAAACTTAAAAATGTTTAACTTATTATATAAAATATAAACTATTAAAATTAAACCTATAACTATTTTTATTAATAATAAATAAATTTATTACTTTATCAAACTAATAAAGTATGCCGGAACCAACTCTTACTTTTACAACAGCATTTATTAATTTAAATGAAGACCGTAGCAAAGATAAATCACCAGAAGTAAGAATTAAACATTTTAAAACTCTTGCTAAAAGTGGTATTGCTATATGTCTTTATGTTTCATCTACTTATGAAAACATTGGAAAAGAACTTGAAAATGAATTTGTAAATGTTAAATTAATGCCGATTATAAATTTAGAAGACTTAGAAACCTATAAACTAATTAAAGAATTAAATCCAACTTTACCGACAAATCGTAATATTGAAAAGGATACATTAAATTATATGATTTTACAAAATGCAAAAAGTGAATTTGTTTATAAAACACTCATAAGTAATCCTTTTAATACAGATTATTTTGCCTGGATTGATTTTAGTATATGTCATATTTTAACTGATACAGAAACTATATTAAAACAATTATATAATTATTCTATCTCATCTTTTACTATTGATAATAATTTAAGTAATGATAATAATTTTCTATTATTTCCTACTTGTTTTTCTAAAGAAAAATCACAAACCTATTTTAATATTTTAACATCACATATAGTATGGAGATTTTGTGGTGGTTTTTTTATAGGTAATAAATCAGGATTGGAACATATGTATTTTTTAATGTTAACAGAATTACCTCATTTTATAAAACATACAAATAAAAATAGTATTGCTTGGGAAGTTAATATGTGGTCGTGGCTAGAATTAAAGTGTGGTTGGACAATAAATAGTTATCAAGCAGACCATAATAATAGTATTTTAACACTACCTCACCACTATTTTAATTTTAATTTTACTTTAGAAGATAATATTATGAATAAAAGTGAAACTATTATTCATAAAACTGAAAGTCTTATAAATAAATATGTTGATAAAGTTATTTATGTAAATTTAGAATCAAGAACAGATAGAAAAGAAGAAATAGAGACTGAATTAGATAAGTTTAATATTAAATATGAAAGATTTAATGCTATTAGCAGACCAGATTATGGTATTATTGGATGTACACAATCTCATTTAGAAATTATTAAAATGGCTAAACAAAATAATTATAAAAATATATTAATTCTAGAAGATGATTTTACATTTACAGTTTCTAAAGATACATTTGAAGAACAAATAGACTTACTATTTAACTCAAATATTAATTTTGATATATGTATGTTAAGTTATAATTTAATTAAATTTAAAACAAATGATAAACATACATTTTTAAATAATGTTCTAGAAGCACAAACAACATCAGGTTATATTATTAATGAAACTATGTATGATATAATGATTGATTTATATAATTGGACTTTACCATTATTAGATTCTACTAGACATCATTGGATTTATTCATTAGACCAAATATGGAAATTATTACAACCTATTACAAATTGGTATTGTTTTAGTGAAAGACTAGGAAAACAAAGAATGTCATATAGTGATTTAGATAAAACAATTACAAACTATGGTTTTTAAACTATAATAATATATTAAATAAATTATTATATTTAATATATATTCTATTCATACTCTATTTATACTCTATTCATACTATATTAATAATATATTCATATATAATAAGTAATATACTTTATATAAAGTATAAAAATGAAATTCACTCTAAATAAAAAACAAAACAAAAAAAAAAATGAAATTAAAGATGAAGATTGTAAAGGGACAGATGCTTACTATAATAAAAATATACAAAAATTATTACACTCTGAATATGTTATATTTTTAACCTATAAATTTGTAAAATACAAATATTTAAGATTTTTTAGTAGTAATAATTTATTAAAGTATTTTAATAAATACAATGTGGTTTATTTACATTACTATGATAAACAAGAAATATTAAATCGTATTGATATGTTTAATTATGATATAAAATTAAAAACAGATGGGGAGAAAGAAGAATTAGCAAAAGAAAATAAAATTAAAAAATTAAAAATGATTTATTTTTTAGAACACGTCATTGAACCTAATACACTTTATAAAAAAATTTCATTTGCCCAAGAAGAATTATTTATGTCTTTTGATAATTATTTAATAAAAAAAATGGAATATAAATTACGCACATTTTGCCAAATTGCTGAGAAATTAGGTGCTGAAGAAATTAAAATTAAATATGATTCTAGTCAAGATAATAAATCTACGATTAATGTTGATTTTAGTATTCCTGGTGGCGGTTCTGTTGGTGGGTCAAGTATTGAACAACATACACAAAATAATAAAGTAGATTTAATGTTTAAATATTCTAATTATCAACATAACTTAAATTTAAATAAATATTATATTACTGAACTTGTTGAAAATGAAAATGATTTTTTTATTTCTAAAGAAGAATTTCATTCTGATATAGATTTAAAATTTTTAATAGATGCTAGATGCTTAAATTTAATAGAACTTTATAATACTAAAATTATAATAAATCGCACGAATCAATTAGAAAAAAAACTTTTTTTAAAAGCACAAAGTTATGGTTTATCATTAGGGTCATCATCTACAACTAATGATTCTGTAAGTTTAAATATATCTATTAAATTTATTGATATTTATAAAAAACCAGATTGTATTAATGGTGCTAACGTTTTTGTTTATAGACAAGGATTTTGGCATCTTATTAATATTATTAAACAAGAAACATTAAATATTAATAATGACTACAATTATGACAAAAATAACATTAATAATATAGAAAATGAGAAACATGAAAAAGAAAGGAAAGAAAAAGAAATTAAAATTTATGGAAAACTTAATAATTATTTAGAAGCACAATTAATTGGTTTAGAAAAAAAACAATATAACATTGAATCAACTTATAATAAAGACCAAAATTTAATAAAAACATATAATGATATTATAAAATTAAATTTTATATCACAAGATTTAATAAATCAATTATTTTATAATTATTTTAACATAAATCTAGTATATAATAATTATAAAATATTTAGAGATATTATTATTGGATGTTATAAAAACATTAAACATATTATTTTTAAAGATGAATATGACAATATTAATAAATTATGTTTTATATCTATACAATATCATAAAATATTACACTGTAATTTAAAAATTTATAATAAAATTACTGATTATACTACAAGAATATATAATAAAATAATTGATGATACTAATGATTTTCATTTTATACTAAAAGATACTAATTTTGAAAGATTAATTAGATTTAAAATACCAGAATGTGAAATATTAAATTTAATAATTACCAATAAAGAAAATATTATTAATATAATTACAAATGCGTTTAAACATTCTTATATGATTTATTATGGGTTAAAACTAGAATGTTATGATACAATTTTAAATGATGCGGAAACACTTATAAATAATAATTTTGATAATAAATTCTCTGAAATTATTGTTAAATTAGATGAAATAATTACAAATAATAAACACTTTTATAAATCAATGAAAGAAGAAGAACATAAAATGAATTCTAAATATAACTATGAAAATGTAAATAATACTGATAAAGAATTTTTTAATAATGATAATAATGATTTTTCAAATAATAATAATAATAATAATAATAATAATAATAATAATAATAATAATAATAATAATAATAATAATAATAATAATAATAATAATAATAATAATAATAATAATATTCATAATACTGGTAATACAAACTTTTATAACAATTATACAAATAAGGATAAATATATAAATAACAATAAGAATTTAAAAAATATTCTTTCATGTTTTAATAATAAAGATAAATCTATAAAAAATAAATTAGATTTAAATTATAAAATAAAACGTATTCGTGCTACTCTTGATTTTTGTGATGATATAGAAATTATTGAAAATGTAAATGAAAATGAGAATGAAAATAAAACTAAAAATGAGAATGAGAATGAGAATGAAATTAAAAATGAAAATGAAACTACCATTGATACTACTATAATACATAATTCAAATGAACTTCAACAAATACAAAATGAATTGCACGAAAGTATAATATCTACAACAACAGACTCTCAATCTAGTGATACTAAATCTCAATCTAGTGATTCTAAATCTAATACTAGTAATATTAAATTTACAACTAATATTAAAACTAAAAAATCTAAAGCAACAACTATTTTACATTATGTTATAAATAAAATAATAAAATATGTTGCTGATGAAATTATTATATATTATGATAGTAATTATCCAGGATATGTTTTAAATATAATTAGTAATTTATTAATTAAATGTTTTTGTATTAAATATGATAAACCAAATATATTAAAATCAGATTTTTTTAAAAATCAAGAAGAATTTCAAACTATAGAAGATTTATCTAATGTAATTAAACCCATTATTACAGAACAAAGATGTAGATTAAATTACATACAAAATAAAATATTTTATACTTGGGAAAATTTTCAATTTATAATTAATTTTATTGAAAAAACATATATGGCTGACCCAATGAAAATGAATGATACTAATCCTGGTAATAAACGCACCAACTCGCAATATAAAAATCGCTCTAAATCTTTATCTCCACAATCTCCTAATAAACAACATAAATCTAAAAAATATAGTCATAAAAATAATAATAATAATAATAATAATAATAATAATGATAATGATAATAATGATAATGATAATGATAATAACAATGATAATAATAATGATAATAATAATGATAATAATAATCAAAATAGTAAAATAAATAAAGACCGTTCATTATCTCCTGTAAATAGACGATATAGTTTATTTGATTAAATTATTATTTTTATTTATAAAATTAATAATTTATATTTTTTATAATTTAAAAATACATATTATAAAGTAATACAATAAAAAGACTATATTATTTTTTATAATTTTATTATTAATAATAGATATTAAAATGTATTCTCCATCATACCGTTATTCTGACAGACTAATTAATAAAAATACTAATAAAAACAGCACTAAAAACAGCACTAAAAACAGACATAACAAAAATAATACACATCTTGAAAAACATATAGAAACTATTATTCAACAAACAATAAAAAAAATAGTTCCAGGAATTCCAGGATTTAACCCATCATCTAATGATGATGATGATGATGAACCATCTACACCATTTAAATTTCCTAAATTATTTGGTAAAGATACTACTGTAGATGTTTATACAACACATAATCATATTTATTTTAAAACTGATGTTACCAAAGAAACCATTGATAAACTTGCTACTGAAATAGATACTTTAAATTATAAAATGAAAAATATGAATAGTGAATCTAATCTTGGCACTTTTACACCAAAACCTATTTATTTACATATTACTACCAATGGTGGAGATTTGTTAGCTGGTTTCTTTGGTTATGATAAAATTAAAAATTCTAAAATACCTATTAATACTATTGTTGAAGGTTGTGTTGCTAGTGCAGGTAGTTTATTATCTATGGCAGGACAAAATCGTTATATGACAGCAAGTTCTCATTTACTTATTCATCAATTGCGAACTGGAATGTTTGGCACTTATGAAGAATTAGTTGATGAAAAAAATAATTGTCATCAATTTATGTCTAAATTAGTGAGTATGTATCATACTAATTGTAATGGTAAAATGACTAAAACTAAAATTAAAGAATATTTAAAACATGATATATTTTGGAATACTAAAACCGCAATTACAAATGGTTTAGTAGATGCCGAATGGTCAGGAGCAATTGAAGTTTAAATCTATAATTTTAAATCTATATTAGAAACTCTATTTTCTATTTTTTCTATTATTTCGTGTATTGCTTTTATATCAAAACTTATTTTTTTAGTTTGTGTATTAGTTTTATAAGTAGTATAATTATTATTATCTATACAAATATAATCTTTATTTTTACCATTTTTATCATCTTTATTATTTTTATTATTAGTATTATTGTTTTCTATACAATCTTTTTCTATATCACTATTTTCCATTAATTGTTTTATATAAATACTATTTATGTATAACCAATTACACCCATTTTTAATTAAATCTAATGTTTTATTTTGACCTAGAATATTACATATATTAGGATTATTTTTTACAATATCATCTTCATAATCTAATATATCATCACTAATTTGAAAAATATATCCTAATATATTGCCAAATAAAGTTAAATAAATATAAATTAATTCATATTCTTCTTTATCAATATAATTTATTTTATTATCAAATAATTGTAATATATATCCTAAAGTTATAGATAATGTAAATAATGAACTTGTTTTTTTAAAATTTAAATCTATATTTAATTCAATCTTATTTAATATTTCTAATGTTGTAATCGTATTACTATTATTATTAACAATTAATTCTATTATAATATCTTTTTCTTTAAGAAATAATTCATTATTATTATTATTATTATTATTATTATTATTATTATTATTATTATTATTATTGTTATTATTGTTATTATTATTGTTATTATTATTATTATTATTATTGTTATTGTTATTTACAAATGTTTCTTTTAATAAATTAGTCTCTAGAGATATACTATTATTTAATTCCAAATCATCATATTGACCATCGATTAATAGATTTAAATTTTCTTGAAATAAATATTTAATATCATTAAAACAATGTATTAATAAAGTTAAATACATATCATTATTAATATATGTTGGCATACAATTATCAAGTAATAATCCAATCATATTAAACATATAATAGAGAAAAAAATTTGTATATTCTGTTCCATATTTAATATGAAAAGCAGGATTATCTCTACGTATTAAATCATTATCCATTTCTGGTAAATCATCTAAAACTAAACTAAGAGCATGTATTAATTCAATACATAATGCTACTGTATAAATAATATCAGTATTTGTTTTTATAGTGCAATTATTTATTTCATTATAGTTTATTTCATTAGAAATACTAGTATTACTATTACTAAATATAAGACATAATATAGGTCTTAATCTTTTTCCATTTTGTAATACATATTTAACTCTATCTTGTAATTCTATTGGATAATTATAAATATGTTTTTTATAAATAAATTTTTCAATACTAATAAAATAATTATTCATTTTAACTATTTGGCTTTTTATATTATTTTAATTTCTTTAATATCTTTTAATTTCTATAATATCTTTTAATTTCTTATTTGTTTAATACTTTACATTTATTATTTAAATTAATTTAATTTATTATAGTTATCTAATTTATAAAAAATATTTATCTAACATATTAATAATTAATATCTTTAATTTAATACTTAATTAATAAATATTATAAATTACTCTAGTTAAAATGAATACAAATAATAATATTAATAATATTGAAGAAATCAATATGAATTCTAGAAATACTATGAATGTTATGAATAATAAAAAAGGTAATAACTCTAGCAATAGTAATAATAATAAAACTAAAAAAAATAAAAAAAATAATAATCGCAATAAAAAACTGACATTAAATAATTCAACTATGTTAAATCAACAAACCAATACTAATAATTTAATGCATAATGAAGGTATGATGAATAATAAAGGTATGATGAATAATAAAGGTATGATGAATACATCTGAAAATACTAACAATAATAATGAAAATAATATTACAAAAGTTGAAAGTTTAACTAATAATAATAATAATAATAGTAATAATAACAATTCTAATAGTAAAAAAAATATGACTATGAATAACACAAAACAAATTAAAAAAGAATTAAATGAAATTTGTATGAATTTATTAAATCATCAAATTGTAATGAAATTATTTCATTTTCAAACTACTACTTACGGAGCACATAAAGCAAGTGATGCTTATTTAGAAAAATTTTCTGGATTAATGGACCAATTTTTAGAAGTAGCACAAGGTATTTATGGTAAAGTATCTTTATCTAGATATGCTGTTTCGGGTAATACCCATAAAAATGAAACTATTAATACCCATTTAAATGGTATGATTACTTATTTAAAAACTAAAATAAATACGATTTTATCTAATTATACTGAATTAATTAACCTTCGTGATGAATTACTCAGTGATTTAGAACAATTAAAATACTTACTTACATTTCAATAAATAATATTTTTATATTTTTATTTTATTTTTATTCAAATTTTTTAATATTTATATATTATAATAACTAATATTTAGTATATAGTATTTATTATTTAGTATATAGTATTTAATTACTTTAAAAATGTTGCCATTACTATTACTTATTATATTTCTAGTTATTGCGTTTAGTATTGTAGCATGGATGGGTTTTACTAAAAAAAGAGCATTAATTGCTTTCTTAATAGCATCAGGATGTAGTTTATTATTTGGTGGTATTTCACATATATTTGTACCTGGAATTGTTGCTAATAGTATTGGGTGGGATGTTTGTCCTGAATTTCAATATGAAATAGGAATTGCTAATATACTTATAGGTATTTTATTAATATTCTCATTTTATTTTGATAATCAATGGATTTTGGCTGCTATTGTTGCTTCTACTATTTGGGGATGGGGGAATGCTTTAGGACATATTATATCCTATAAAAACACAAAAAATAAAAAATCTGGTAATATAGGTTGGGCATTATATCTTGATATATTTCTACCAATAATAAGTATTATTTTATACTTAATTACATATGTTTATAATTAATTAAATTATAAATTAAATTGATGGATTTACTTTTAATCCCATTGTTTCTAGTTCTTCTTTATATTGTTTTCTTTCTTTTTCATCATTATTAAAAATATAATCTGGTGATTTATAATTAACATTTCCTTTTTCTATATCTTCACTTTGTTTTTTACAACATTTATTATTTAAGGATAAGATACTACAATTATAACATTCAGGTTCTACTTTACCATACTTTGTAAAACCTATAGGAATAACTCCCATAGGCATTTCACACATTCCTGTTTCTTTATTACATTTACCTTTATTATTTGGATAATTTTTATTTGCTTTATAAAAAGGACAATCATTATCTATTTGACAAGGAGCATCCCATACCCCTTTTTGATTTATCTCTGGATGATATGATTTACAAAATATTGGATTATTATACTGTGGTAATTCATTACTAATACCATCTACTAAACCAAAACATTTATGATTTTTAAATTGCTGGTCTTTTGCTATACTCATCATTTTTTCATCTATTTTTGTGGATACACTACTTTCATCTAATAATGTTGGATCTATATCTGTTCGTTCATAGGTATTAATAAACTTCGTATTTTGTCTTTGAAATAATTTACTATTTTCATCATTAGGTAATACATCAAAATCAGCATTATCACTAATCTGGTCTTTATAATAATAATTGTCTTCTTTATATTTATTTAGTTCATTTAATTCTTCTTTTTCTAAATTATTTTTAGTAGTCTCTAGAGTAGTATCTAATTCTACTTTACTATTTTCGTGAAATTCTACTGTTTTTGGCACTGGAACACCTCTTAATTCTATTTTATTAAATACTAATTTATAATTAGTATTAGTATTATTAGTATTAGTTTTTATTAAGTCAATATCATAATAAACAATAAACTGTTGATACTTATATTCTCTTGCTAATGTTAATGTAAATATATAGTTTGTTCTGGATACATCTTTTAGTTCAGAAGATATTAAATTTGAATTTATTATTTTAAAAAAATGGTAAGGATGGTATTCAACATAATAATTTAAATTAAGTATTAAAATATTAAATGCTGTTATTATTTCTAATTTTAATCTAGTAAATAAGTCTAAATCTACTTTATTTATTTCACCTGAATTTTTATTTATTAATGTTTCACTCTTTTTTACTTTAGGTGTTATATTATCTTTAGTTATATTATCTTTAGTTGTTGTATTAAAATCAAACTTATAATTTTGTTCTTTTTGTTGTTTTAAAACATTATACATTTGATACATATCTAATTCATCAGTCATAGAAAACTTTTTTAAGGTGCGATTTTGTCTTAATATATTACTATCTATTTCTGCTAATTCATTACTATTTAATTGATTTGCTGGTAAGGCAATTTGTTTTTTTATTTCTATTGGTTTTGTATCATCATTTGATGGTGATTTGTATAATTCATCATTTGGAATTGTTGTGTTTGGGATTGTTGTGTTTGGGATTGTTGTTGAATTTATAAATGGTTCTTTTTTATATATATATGTAGTTAAGAATAATAATACTAATAATACTATTATTAATATTATTATATATGTGTATAGTGTATTCATTTTTATTACTATTATTATATTATATAATAATATGATAAAAAATATAGTATAATAGAATTAAAAAAAATAAAAGCAAAT